GGAGGTTATGCCTGCCCTTGAAACACTTTCATCGCCGTACATCAAAAGCTGCTCTCGACACAGTTCAATCTCTTGATCGCGAGGCCGCATGATAAGCGGCAGCTTCTGAGAGGGCGGCAAGATCAGGCCGGGGATCACAAACGCAGCCGTAAGCTGCAGCGTGTCGGTCGTCGCGGCCATTCCGTTAGTCGAACCGGAGGCCCCGATCAAAGCGGTCGGCGACCATCCGCCCGCGGTGCCATAAAACGATGTCCCGGACCCCATCGCAATCCAAAGTCGGAGGCTTTTATTGTTAGCGATGTTCCACGTCCCGATGATGCTGCCGGGGATCGTGACGGATTTATACTCCCAAGCGTTTGCAACATTTTGGGTATAGATGAACGGAAATGACGCATCGTTCGCGTTGGAAACGGCTCCTGAGTAAGGCCCAACACGAGGCCGGTTGTGGGCGAATATAAAGGAAAGAGGTTGAGCCTGATTGCTCCCCCACGCCAGCCCGCGCGTGCGATACCCCACGAACGGCAACTCAACATAGGTGAAATCGCCCGCGGATGGTGCCGCGTTTGCTGTCGTAGTTGTAATTTTTACGGAGTTGGTAAATCCGGGCGGGGCATCCGCCACGACTTGATGGGTATGAACCTGCGGGCCAGATGTTTTCATCGACCAGCCGTCGCAGATGTAAGACGCGATGTTGGTCACGCCGGTCTTGGCGGTAAAGCCAAGCTCTTGACTGACATCAGCGGCCCCGTTCATCTGCATGCCGCCGGCCATCACATCAGCCGGCGTGGCATAGACCGGCTTCACGTCAAGCATCACCGCGATCATTTCCTGCGCGATCAGCGTATTGCCCGCCAAATTCAGATGCGTGCCGTCGAGGAACACCGATGTATCGAGGGTGTTTGGCAACAATGCATCAAGACGGATGACATAATCGTAGAGCGAAGGGGTGCCCACAATTAAGAGATTGAGCGCTTGCCTCACCGCGTTCTGAGTGGGAGTTAGCGGGAACAGGAGGTCTCCGGGAATTGTAAACGCCACGATCCTGTAGCCCAGCGCGCGGCGCGCAGCCCACATGCCTGTCAGGTAGCCGTAAATTACTGACGCCGCCGTTCCGAGTTGGAGGTCACGCGCGCCGGCCAAAAGATAAAAATACGCTTCACGGCCGAACGCAAACGGGATCGCCGCGGCCTCGGCCGCATCGTCAGTCGACATTGTCGCGGCGGACTTTCCATTGGTCGCATTGAAATAGCTATTACCGCGTTTGTAAAAGCTATTTAGCGCAGCCATTTGCAGTGGGAAGGTTCCCTTGTCCGCCGTATTGATGCGGCTATCGCCCTTGTAGACGTGCAAGGGCTGGCTATCGCGATAGGGTGAAAGTGACGGCTGCCAAACACCGAGCAGTCGCTGCCACCAAAGTTGCGTCGTCGGCTGCCAGGCATACTGGTTATCGACGGCCGGCAGGGACGGGTCGGGGGCCGTCAACCCGGCTGGGACATTCCAGATATAACCGTTGACCGAGAAAGAGGTCACCAGCTTCGTGACCTGCGCCATCGCAGCGGCACCGACGACGCGGTCGAGCGATGTCTGATAGAGCGTGTAGGGCTGCGCAACGACGTTCGGACCCGGCCACGGTTCGCAGCCGATGTTGCCATCGGCGTTAACAGTCTTGACGGTGATCTCGACGCCGCCGATCGCGAGGCGGTCATAGGGCATCGCCGCGAGCGGCGTTGTGACCCAGAACGAGCCGACACCGACAATAGTGGTTGCGCCCGGCGCGACCGAAACGGTCCCGGTGTTATAGATGCGAGCCATTGATTTTTTATCCTTTTACTGGAACGCGCAGGCGCAAGGTTGTGATGGCGTCCTCGCCTACCTGACCGGGAGGGGCCGGGCGCAGTGGCCATGCCCGAACCATTTCGGCCGGGCCTTTAAGTTTCGAGAGATCGCGGAGCGCTTGCCGGTACGGCTTCCAGTCCAACAAGAACGGACCCTTAAGCGGCCGGTCAGAGGGCGGATCGACATAGCCGTCCGTTGCGTTCAACTCGTATAAAATCGCAGAACGCAAATCGTTGTCGGTCGGAAGAAGATGATCGACGATTTCGGCGTCCGACTTTTCGACCAGGGCGTTGTTGACTACTTTGAGGTGTCCGGCCTTAAGCAGTCCGATGTCATCATTAAAATCAACACGGATGACGCTCAGTTCATCGCGATAGCTTTCCGCCGCGCCGCCTGTATCGAAAGAGGCAATCTCGCCGGTTTCAATGTGGTAGTGGATGTTGATGATCATCGCTTACATGCCAGTGCAAAAATGTTGGCGTTGCTTAAACTGTTCGTTGTCGAGCCTGCAGCGCCTGTACCTGTCCCTGAAACCTTGATGGTTATGACAGCGGATATGCTGGTGACTCCCACTCCGACCGTGTAGGATTTCCCACCCGTCAACGTTCCCGAAGGCACTGTTTGGCCGACGATCGTCGACCACGACGTAACGGTCGAGCCATCGATATCGAGCAGGTACGCCATTGCGCTCGTGTTGCCGGCGAACCAATTCCCCTGGAAGAAGCAGTTCGCATAAACCGTAATCGTCTTTCCATCTAAGCCGGTTGTGTCGATGACAACCGTCGCACTCAGCGCGTTGACGAAACTCCCCGTGCTGCAATAGGCGACACCGACCTGCGTAGCGAGTTGGGGGACCGTAACGGCGTGGTCGGCGATGCTAAAGCTGGTGACCGAAAGATTGCCGATAACGCCGGATGCTGAGGTGACCGTGCCGGCGACAAGCCGCGTGGCATTGACCGAAGCCGCAACCAAAGCCGCCCCGTACATCGTGCCGTCGAGGTAGAAATTGCCGCGGAGGCCGATCGAAGCGACACCGTTCGTTGTGCCCGTCGTGAAGAACGCCTGCGGTGCCGATCCGTTATAGCCCGGCATCTGGATTTGGAATTGCGAGGCGACGATGGTGAAAGTCGAGAAGCCGCCACCGCCATTGAGCAGCGAAAAGCCGGATGCCCAGCCGTTGACATCGAGCGTGACGGAATACTTCGCGGCAACGATACCGTTCAGGACACCGATCGCCGTCGATTGCGTGGTCACCGAAGCGCTCAAGCTGCCCAGCGTGATCGCGGTCGCCGTGGTGTAAGTCGAGAACGCGGTGTTAAGCGTTGTCAGCGCAGCGGCGTTGGTGGCGACATTCGCGTTTGTAGTGGTGAAGCTGGATGCGACAGATGTCGTCAAGCTGGCGAGGTTGCTGGCGGTGCTCGTCGCAAGGATCGATACCGTCGTGATCGAGGCCCCGTTGGCGTCGTCGCCGAGCGCGATCCTATTGATCAGTTCGATGCGATGGTCGGACGCCAGCAGGTTTGTGGTGGAAAGGTTATTGGCGGTTCGAGCATCAACTTCGGCGATAGCCGCGGAGAACGCTTGCTCAATGAGAGCGGTCTGCACGAGGCCGGCCCCGAGCATCCCGCTGACATCGGTAGCAATCGCCATGGTGCGGTCGATCTGAGCCTGATAGCTCCCGATGTAGGCAGAGCCGGCCGGCGTGAACGAATAGGACGACACGTCGGCAAGAGACTGGATCGCATTGCCGTACCGATTGAACGACAGGAACTTGATGTGCGTGACGTTGCCGATACCGTTCTGCTGATAAGCGACCTTGAACACGCCCTCGTCGAGGCGGATGAAGGTGCTGCCAATGGGGTGGTTGACGAGGTGCGCGGCCGTCCCATAGGCCGCTCGCACCAGGCGAGTAAGATTGAACTGGCCGGCTCCGGTCGGAGTCGAATTGGCGTAGGCCACGACTTCGCCGTCCACCCAGCAGATAGTCCCCAGCGCCTGAGCCGCGACATCGGACGCAGAGGGCAGCGCAGCCCCGCTGGCAAGCACGTCCACCGAAAGGGTGTTGACCACGTCCAGAGCCGGCGGGATCACCAGCGGAGTCGCCAGCGCCGCCGTGAGGGTGCCTGAGCGCGAGGGACCAAGCTGCTTGCCGGCGAACGTGTAGGTCACGTCATCAGCCGAGACCCAAATCTCGCAGCCGCCCCATTCGGGGTCGGTTCCATGAACGGCACCCCAGACCTCGACGGCACCGGAGAGCGCGAACGGCGGTTCAAAGAAAATCGGCGCAGCGACATCGCCGGGGAGCTCGTTGTGATCCGGGATCGCACCGCGGGGCGGCTCGACCGCGATGGAAGCCGGCGATGCCGAGCCGGACAGCAAATCTTCGGCTTGCATCGTGAACGAGCCGTCCGCATTGCGCGTGATTTCCTTCACGCGGACCGGGTGCAGGTTCAGCCCATGCGTCGCCGAATAGGATGTCAGGGTGACGATATCCATCGGGTCGGTTCGGACGTAGCGCTTGTCCACCGTGAACGTGTAGTCGTTCATCAGCGCTTCGCGCCCCAACTGCATCGCCGCGGCCGTGATCGCGGCCGGCGCGTAGCAGATCATGTGGAGCGAAGTGGTGCCCTTGGGCTTCAAGCCGAAGGTCTGGATCGAGGCGGCGTTTTTCGCCGTGATCAGGACCGGGTTGTAGTCCTTATCGCGGTCCAGATATTCCAGGGGGATCGAATTGAAGATGCCGGCAATCGCTCGACGCTTGATGACGAGTGGTTCGCCGCAAAAGTCGTCGGCACCGAAGCTGTAAACCGGCGTCGTGTTCGGGGTATAGGTGACGCCGTTGCCGGTGATGGGCTGATCCCAATACGGCTTGATATGGAGCACGCCGCCGGACAGGAACGCTTCGCTGTTCGTGGCAACCATTACGTCAGCCATGAACGAATTGGCGGCCACCTGAGATGTCAGGATCGGCGAGATGACGATGCCGGAAGCGATGCAGAAGTTTCCGAGATCGGCCAGCGCGTCGATGCGCGCCGGGGCGAAGCCGACGCCGTAATAGACGTTCGTCAAAAAATCGACGACGACATCCTTCGGGTTCGCGTCGGGGATGCCGGCGATGGCAGTGTTGATCGTGAACGTGATCGTATAGGAAAAGTTCGCGATGCTCGCCGTGGAGCCAAGCTGCAGCGGACCGGCCGCAACATACGCTAGACCGCGGAATGCGAGGCCGGGGCCGGGCACGAAAAGCGGATCAGTCGTCGGCAGTCCGTTGTCGGGGTGCAGCGATGTCAGGTATCCCCATGGGGTCTGCGCGTAGCCGCCAAGGAAACCTTCGAAGCTCTGGTCCGACAGCAGCGGGAATACCGCACGATCACGATAGATCGGACCGAACGCGGCGATCGGACCTTCACAGATACCGATCATGACCGTCGCGGAATAGTTATAGCCGGTCGGCGTGCCGGCACCGGAGCCGCCCTTGCCGCCTGACGATGCGCTCTGCTGCGCCGTGGCAACGAAGTCGAGGTAGCCGATCAAGTTGCCGGCGAGGCGGCCCTGCCCCCAGCCGATCGGGATCGGTTGACCTTCGACCGATGATTGAACGCGCAGCGCGGTCTCGGGGACAACGGGTTCGGTGGCTGATGCTTTGGTCCCGAAGAAGCTGCTCACTTACGCAGCCGGCCAAGGCGTGAAGAATTTTGCTTCGACGGGCGGCGATAGCTTGCCCTGGTCGCCACGCGCCAGCACGACGAAGCGAGCTTCGAGGTCGGCGTGGATGATGTTGGGCCAACCGCCGTGAACGATGACACCGCCATGACTGTACCCCCGTCCGATTTTGTAGAGCACGATGTCGCCGATCTGCGGTACGTCGGTCTCGGCTGCGAATTGCGAAACGATATCGAGGTACAGACTGGACTCGCGATTGAGATGCGCCTGCGGGCTGTAGTGCGGGATCGCGATTGCCGGCATGACGCCGACAGCTTCGTAGACCTTCGCGAAAAAGGTGCAGTCCGCGACGACGCCCTTGATGCGACCTTCGCTGACGTAAGGCGTGCGGAGCCATCCCATCGCTTCGTTGGCGACGGCTTGGCGCTGTTCGAGTTCTGTCATGTCAGAGCGCCGTTTCCGGTGATGGGATGTCGGGCTGACCGCCGAAATTGATGCGGTTGTCGAACGCGTTGATGCAGGTCGATCTCGTGAGATCGCAGCCCGGATAAACGGTGAAGGTGTCGGTGATCGCGATGTCGTAAGGCATCGGCGCATTGATCACGAGAGCGCCGCCGACAACGGCCTTCACCATCCGGGAGAAGCCTGCATTCTGACCGCCGGTGAAAACGATCTGACCAAGCGCGTAGTTGAAGCCGCCGGGCAGCGCCGTGTTCGGGACGATGGACGCTTGCGTCGTTCCGGCCTTGGCAAAGGTGGAGAACGCGAAGGTTGCGCGGACCAGTCCGCAGCCGGAGTCGAACAGCGTGTGACGGCAGCCGCTGCCGTAAAGATGGCGAGGCATCGGCTGGTTCAGTTGATCGAGCACGCTGTTGATCGAGACCATCGCGAAGCCCGACAGCAGCATCACATCGACGGCCGCCACGGTCCCGGCAAAGATATCCAGCAGGACGTAAGCCGGCACGAACGGCGTCCGCCACGGCGTCGGCCATGCCGGCCAATACGCGCAGTGGATATCGACCACGGCCCCATCGAGCGCGCCCTTGAACGCTGCCGCGAGCCAAGGCTGATTGCCGATCTTTGCCGGCGACGCCGCACCTGTCACGGCATCGACTTCGAGCGGTGCGACGCGGACCTGCCAGGTATCGACATCGAGCCCGGTTTTCCAATGCGCCAGACTTTTCGTGTCGAACGAGTCGAACAGCGCGTTATAGGCGAGATAGGTGTTGCCGCCCCAGAGGACATCGGTGTCCGATGTCGTGTAGCGCAGCACTTCGCCAGTGCTGAGCGCGATCTGATAAAGATCGCACGTCACAAAGTCGCCCGTCGCCAGCAAGGCGATCAGGCCGGCGCTCGCTGGTTTCATGTTATGCCGCCGCCAGTTTGAGTGTCGTAAACGACAGCTTCGCGAGATCGAAATACTCGGTGTCGCTTTGCGAAAATTCGAGGTTGTCGTCATCAAAACGACAGATCCAACGGTACGTCCCGGTCCATGTGATTGTGGCTGCCGCTGCAGGGGCTACGGTGAACGTAATCAACCCCGTCGTGCCGAGCACATAAGCCGCGGTGGCGACGCCATTGACCTTGATGTTGGTGATGGCGTTCGGGGCGAATACCGGCTCGGTAAAGCTCGCGGCACCGCCGGTTTGCGTCCGCACCAGGCCGAAGGCGCGCGTCACGGCATCGCCGGTCCCGAACGACTGATCGACCACGGCGCGGTCAATCGGATCGTCATATAGCCATGCCCCTGCGGAGCCGCCGACCGAATTGTAGAACGCCTCCATGTATTGAAGTTCGGCAAGCGACTTCCGCAGAAATTCGAACGGCAGTTCGTATTGCCGGCGCGGATAGCTCCACGGCCGTTGCGTCGTCTCGGCACCGGAGAGCGCGGGGAGCCGAGTGGTTTTCCACGTCGGCCGGCGCTTCACCGGCCACGCGATGCCGGGTGGCGGTGAAAATACTGCAAGCGCCATGATCAATAACTCGGTCGGGTTGAAGGGTTGTTCTGCCAA